AGAGGGTGTTCTACAAGCTAAAAGAGATGGTGAGGATGATACAAGAAAAGAGGGTCAACTTTCAGCCTATCAGGAAAGATTGGCGAACGAAGCTCAAGCTTATGAGAACTTAACACAAACAAAAATAAACTTAGAAAAGAACTACGCTGTTCAAGTAGAAGAGATTAATGCTGGTAAAAATGAGGCAGTTAGAACAAATGATATTAAAACTCAAGAAGAGATTAATGCTGAAAGACTTAAACTACTTCAAGACTTTTTCTCAATTGCTCAGAGTAATCTTGATATATTGGCAGAAGGTACAAATGTAGCTTTTACTACTACAATACAATCAACTATAAGTGCTATTCAAGGTTTAGTAGATTTATCACAACAAGAGTTTACAAGTACTGCTGAAAAGGTTGCTGCTTATGCTCAAGTTATAGGACAAGCAATCAACTCTGTTGTTAATGCTTTTGTTCAACAAAATCAAGCAGCTTTAGAACAAGACTTACAAAACTTTGAAATAACAAACAATGCTGAGAAAGATGCTTTAACAGAAAGATACAATCAAGGTCTTATTGATAAAAACGCATATGATGCTGGTATACTGGCATCTGACAAAAAGTTAAAGGCAAGTGAGTTAACAGCTAAGAAGAAAGCATTTGAAGACGATAAAAAGTTAAGAATTGTACAAGCTACTATCGCCGGTTTAACTGGTGCTGTTGCAGCATTTGCAGGAGCGATGACTATACCACCACCAGCAGGTCCTATCTTAGGAGGTATTTTAGCAGCGGCTGTAGCAGCTACAACAGCTGTCAACATTGCACAAATCAAGAAACAAAAGTTTGATTCAGGTGGCACAACAGTAGATGTCAGTTCAACACAAGTTGGTGGTGAGACTGCAACTCAAATAAACGCTGCTTCTTCTGGTGGGTTTACATCATTCAATGAGGGTGTAGTTGGCTCACCAACTGGAACTACAACTACAACAGGTGGTACTACAGGAATGTATCAAAAAGTATATGTGTTAGAGTCTGATATAACTAACTCTCAAAATAGAGTAAGAACGTTAGAAAGTAATGCATCTTTCGGATAAAAAACAAAAAGTCAAAAAATAACATATTAAGATATGGCAAAAGATTTACCAATATTTGATATCATTCTAAATGAAGATGACCTTAATCAAGGTGTCGGAATGATTTCATTAGTAGACAACCCAGCAATTGGTGTTGACTGGATTAAACTATCTAAACAAGCACAAATCTCATTTAAGGCAGATAAAGAAAGACAGATGTTATATGGTCCTTTCTTGATACCTAATATGTTGATTTACAGACAAGATGAAGTCAATGGTGAGTACTATGTGAGATTTAGTAAACAAGAAATTGATAAAATAGCGACAAAGTTCAACGAGGACTTAAACAGTAAGAACATTAACCTAATGCACACTGATACTAAGGTTGATGCTTTTGTCGCACAGAATTGGGTCATTGAAGGTGAACAAGATAAGTCTCGTAACCTTGGATTTGACCTTCCAGAAGGAGCTTGGTTCGGTGGTGTAAAAATCAAAGACCAAAACTTTTGGAATGAAAAAGTTAAGAATGACGAGGTTAAAGGTTTCTCTGTAGAAATCCTAGCTGACTTAGAATTATCACTAAAAAATAAAGAAAAAATAATGGAAAACGAAATTAAATTAGGGACCGCTAAGCTTAAAGACGGTATTACTGTTTATTGGGATGGTGAGTTCGGAATGGGAACAATGATTTACGTTGACGAAGCACTTACTGAATTGGCTCCAGATGCAGACCACATATTAGAAGATGGTACAGTTGTAACTACTCTAAACGGTGAGGTAGTTGAGATTCAAGTATCTTCTATTGAAGAGGATGTAGCTGAAGAAGACTTAGCAATTGACCCAAACGCAGCACCAGTCGCAGCATCATTAACAGCTGAAGAAGTATCAGGAATGATTGATGCAAGATTTGCTGAATTGATGGATGAAATCACAAGATTGAAATCATCTTTAGAAGAAGCTAACACAGAAGTTACTAACTTCAAAAAAACTGTTAATGAGAAATTCTCTACAACTCCAGCTACACAAACTATTGCAAAACCTGAGTTCAGAATGGACACAAAGTTTGCTAGAGAAGAAGCAAGAGTTAAAGAATTTGCTAAAAGCAGAAGATAAAAACAAAAACCAAGTTTTTTACATATTAAGAAACTACAAAAAAATAAAATATTAAAATGGCTTTAACAGACAATACTACATTTTACGGTAAAGACGCTGAAGGATTCTTCAAGAAAGTTCTTACTACAGGTGTTGCTAAAAGTGAATTAGCTCTTGTACCAAACGTAAAGAGTAAAATCAAATTAGCATATTCTGACTTAGGTAACATTCTTCAAGCTGAAGACTGTTCATTCTCTGCAACAGGAGAAGGTTCATTGAACCAAAAAACAATGGAGGTTTGTGACCTTAAAGTGAATCTTGAATATTGTGCAACAACATTCGAGGCTAACTACTTATCACTACAATTAAGACCAGGTTCTAATAACGATGAGGTTATGCCTACATCTTATGCTGACTTCGTAGTAAACTACGTTGCTGAAAAAGTATCTTCTGACTTAGAAATCGTTCTTTTCAGAGGTGATACTGGTACTTCATCTTATCCATATTCATTATGTGATGGTTTAGTAAAACAATTATTAGCTGATGGTGCTGTTGTTGACGTAAGTGCTACAGCTTCTTTAACAGCTACTAACGTTGTTACTGAATTAAACAGAGTATTAGATGCAGTTCCTGCTGAAGTAAGACAACAAGCTAACTTCAAAATATTTGTATCTCAAGAAATTGCTTTCAAATACAAACAAGCACAAGCTAACACTACTGGTGGTTTATTCACAGTTGGTGATAAAGAACTTAACTTCTTAGGATTTAGACTTATCCCTACTTCAGGTTTAACAGCTAAACAAATGATTGCTTGTGATACTGACAAAGTATTCTTCTTAACAGATTTAACATCTGATTGGGATGATATCATTATCATACCACAAAGAAATATCTCTGGAGCTAGAACTGAAAGATTCGCAACTTCATTGAAATTTGGTGTAAATTACCTTTATGGTAACGAAATCGTACTTTACTCAGGAGGAACAGTACAAGCATAATCCGTAAGGAATAAAAATAAAACTATAACAAATGGCGTGTGTTTCATTTTCAGGCGGAATTGCTAAAAACTGTGAAAACAATGTTGGTGGTCTTACAAGATTATATCTTACTGACTTAGACAATATTGTTGGCTACACTCAATCAAGTGGCATCGTAACCGCAATAACAATGGCTTCAGCATCTAACTTCTATGAGTTTGAGTTCAACAGAAACTCAGCAACATTCACAGAAGATTTAGTGAAGTCTGTAGAAGCTGGCTCAGCTTTATTCGAGCAAACAATAACTGTAACTATCCCAAGAAGAGAAGTTGCTAAGAGAAATACTTTAGCACTTTTAACTCAAAGAGATTTAGCAGTTATCATCAAAGATAGTAACGGACTTTACTGGTACCCAGGTATGACAGAAGGTGTTTACTTATCTGAATCTACATCTACATCAGGTACTGCTAAAGCTGATGGTTCTAACTACGTCTTAACTCTTAAAGGGTTCGAGGCTGAAAGAGCACCAGGAGTAACTGCATCTATCGTTAGTGGATTAGTAGCTTAACTCTCACCAATTTTTTAATTGGTATTTCATAAAAAAACCCATCGGTGGATACTGATGGGTTTTTTGTGCTTAATAAAAAACAAAGTTTCTTTTTAACTCCATATCAAATAAACAAAATCTGTATGACAATTAATCTAACACCAGGAGTAACAGCTTCAGTTTGGATGAGTTTAAGAGAATCAGTACCTTATGGCTCAACAGCCTCTTTTAAGTTTACTTTCACTAATGATATTTCAGGATTAAGTAAAGTCTTTTACCCAACTGACTTACAACCTGATAACAAGTGGTCGAAATTTAATATAGTTGTTGACACACCTGAAAATCTAGCTACACCAAAATTGAATATGAGCCCAGGAATGTGGTCTTATTCGGTCGAAGCAGGTTCAACAGTACTCGAAACGGGAAAAGTACTTGTAAACGAAACTAAGACTTGGACTACCTTAGATAGACCCGCTAAAAACACTCCAGTCCTAAGAAGATAATGGCATTATTTGACTTTATTAGAAGACCTGAAGCACCAAAACAGGCACCAAAGATATCTGAACAAGACATTTTTGATACAATTAATATGAGAAACATTGACCTACCAATGCCTAAAGAACAAAAAGGTTATGACTGGGTTTTATTCGGTCAACATAATCAATTTCCATTAGACATTTTAGAGTATAGAAACTCATCAGCGATACACGATAGTATAATCGAATCTAAGACAGCTTTAATAGCTGGTCAAGGGTTTCTATTTGACGAGACAAGAGAGTTATCTACAGAGTTTATAATCAACAATTGGAAGTTAGTTCCTTTCTGGAGAAAACTTGATAAAATCTTTTGGATGGTTGCAAGAGACCAACAAACATTTGGTTACTCTTGTTTTGAGGTAATCTATTCTATGGATAGAACTCGTATCGCAGATATAAACTGGGTTGATGCTTCAAGAATTGCTTGTGGTAAAAGAGATGAGTTTGGTAACATTGATTGTTATTACTACTCAGATAACTGGAAAGATTTAAGAAACAATCCACCAAGAAAAATTGAAACTTACGACCCTAATGGTGAAGGTATGAGACAGTTAATGTTTATTAAGTACGAAGATAACAGTATGGACTATTATGCACTACCTAACTACTATTCAGCACTAAGATGGATTAAGGCTGATGCCCTAATGGGTGAGTATAACTTAGCAGCAATCAACAACGGATTCTCTCCTTCAATTGTGTTTAAGTTTTATAAAAAACCTACACCAGAAGAAAGAAGAATGAATGCTGATGCAATTAAAGCACAACACGGTGGTGCTAAAAACGCTGGTAAAGCAATTATATTATACTCTGATGGTAAAGACTTAGCACCAGACATTGATACATTAGATGCTACAAACATAGACCAAAGATTACTACAAGTTGCTGACCAAATAGTTCAACAGATTGTAACAGCACACAGAGCACACCCTCAATTATTAGGTATTCAAACACCAGGTAAATTAGGTTACTCATCAGAGTTATTACAATCTTGGGAGATATT